AGTTAACGCCCCGGAGGGTCTCATTCATGTCAATCCCGTACAGTTCTTCCAGAGTCAGCGCCTGTTTCGTCAGGTTGGTTAGGTCGGTATCCCCCAGATCCCCCAGGTTCTTCTTGACTATGATGACCGCTTCCGCCACCGCGTCCATACTCTGCCCTACACCGGAACCGTACACATTTTTCACAACCTCGGCACTGGCCGCAGCCGCCTTTCCGGTTTCCCCGAAATAGGCGTTCACTTTGGAAACCGCTGTCTCCGTCTCCGCATAGGCGTTTACCGCCTTATCACCCACATCCTGGATCTTATCCCCTACCACGGATAATTGGTCGGCAGCTTCCATAAGCGCCGCCCCCTTCGTTGCCTGGGCAATGTCCTCTATATCATCAGCGGCTCCCTGGGCCGCATCCCCCACATCGTTCAGATCTTCAATCAGATTCCGGATCGCCTGCCCGTCATCCACCGTATCCAGGGCATCGGTAAGCTGCCGAATATCTGCCTTCCCTCCGGTAGCCGCTTTCCCGATCTTTTCAATGGCGGTTTTCAACTGATCCGAGGAAGCCGTCCCATTCCGGATCGCCGTAACCAGACGGCTCCCCAGAATATCTGCATAATCGTCCACATTGGAACCCGTAGCAGCAAACAGCTTATTCAGCCGTTCCGTATTGGCGGAAAGACGTTCCTGCTCCGACTGCAGGCCGGACAGGTCTGCCCGATACCGGCTCAATACCCCACGGGTTTCCTCCACCTCCCGCTGAAAAGCCATGTACTGATCTTTTCCAAGATCACCCCGCTCAAAGGCTTTCGCCACATCCTCCTGGGCTTTTTCCAACGCTTCCAGCTTCTTTTCCGTATCCCCGATAGCCGCCTGCAAAAGCTCCTGCTTCTGCGCCAGGAGAACAGTATTGGACGGATCCAGTTTCAAAAGGTTATTCACATCCCGAAGCTGGCTCTGGGTTTTCTTTATAGAACTATTTACATCATTCAGCGACTTTTCCAGCCCGCTGGTATTGCCGCCGATCTCCACCGTAATCCCCTTGATCCGGCCCGCCATGTGCTATCACCTCCCGAAAAAAGGCATAAAAAATGCCCGGATCGCTCCGAGTCTCTTTAAAAATTTGCTTAAAATTTTGCCTTTAAATTTCATAAATTTTTCATTGATTTTTTCTCTGCCGATACATATAATATAGGTGTAAGAACGTTTTACAGTGTACGGCATGGAAACACTGTTTATGCAAACACGTTTCGCAATGTACGGCAAAGAAACATTGCTTACACAAATACGCTTCACAATGTGCGGCAAAGAAACATTGTTTATCAGCCTCCGGTGAGAGCCGGAGGCTTTCTTTTACAAGAAAGAGGTATCCAAATGATAGAACGAGGTTTATATTACGCTACCCCTGAATTTTCTAAAATGATCCAATCCGTTGGCGGCACCTGGAACGATACCAAGCACCGCCCTATGGTCTGCCTTATTAAATCCAGCGAGCATCCCGATTTATACTGGGCCATTCCTATGGGAAAACTAAACCATAGAAACCATGCCCAACAGCAGAGACTGAATTTTTATCTTACCCTTCCGGAAAGAGACATCCGCTCCTGCTACTACCATATCGGGCGTACATCGTCACAGTCTATTTTCTTCATCAGTGACGCAATCCCGATTACGGATAAATACATAGACGGGATACATGTAGGCGGAGATCAAAAACATTACATCATCAAAAACAAAAATCTTATTGCGGAACTGGAACGGAAACTTTTCCGTATTCTTTCCCTGGAAAATTCCAGAAAAAACCACTTCCGGCAGCACATCACTGATGTAAAGAACTTTCTTCTTTCAGAATTACGCTCAGAGGGCAACTGATCCCCAGTTGCCTTTTCGTCAAAATTTATCGAAATCCTCCTGCGTGGCCACTACCGCATATTTATGCTCATCGTTCCGGCTCTCCATATACATATCGTTCACCATTCCGATGGTCAAAAGATCCAGATCCCGGATGGACAGCCCCAGCTGCACGCACCGCAGGAGGAACAGGGGCGTCGTCATTTCCCGGTCAGTCGGGCGAAGTTTTTTTTAGCCTGCACATCCGTCTGGGTATTCAGCCCCCAAAGCTCTATGATCTGCGGCAGTACCTGATAAATCGAAAAAGTATTGAACCCGTCCAGCCACTCCTCCGGCGTATCCGGTATGGAAGGATCCGCGTGCTTCGCCATCACATAGGCAATATTCTCAAACATTTCCAGGGAAAACAGATCCAGATTGGAATTTTCCGGATCATTCTTATCAATCCCCTTTTCCAGATCCCGCAGATCCTTATAAATATCCCTATGGAACCGCATCCGGTAAATCCGGGGAATGGCGGCGGACGCCTTAAAGGCGACCTCCTGACCATCAATCATGATATTTTTCTTCATGCTCATAATGTCTCCCCTCCGATTTCATCCTCTTCCATTTCCCGCAGGCCGGACTGCTGTACCCCGGAGGTCTCCGGATCTGTCACCGTCGGCATATACACAGAGGTATACCAGCCGGTGTAGACCGTATCCGTGGTGCTGTCCCCGGTACGTGCCTTCACATAGCCGTTGGCCAGGGGCGCCGCCGTGATGGCCAGCGTTTCCGTCTGTACCTCAATCTCTTCCTCATTGGTCGCGGACTCAATATTCGGCCTTGCCGCCGAACAGTTGTACAGCACATGGCGGATCTTCTTCACATCCCCGTCAAACTCAAAAAGCAGGGCAAAGTTCGCCGTCTCCACGTTGGCGCTTTCCACCAGCACGCTGTTGTCGTCCAGGGACTCCTTCAGCACATCCGTCCGGAAACTCTCCGGCACCATGGCCAGTTCCAGATCCCCCTCATAGCCCATGTTGTTGGAGATCGTATAGTAGGCGTACCCATCCGCGTAAAAATTGGACGGCTCGCCGTTAGGTTCCAAGGACAGGGATACCGCGCCCGGCATAGCCACCGGCGTTCCGAAAGTCACGTCCCCGTCCTCATCCACCGTAATCAACGCATAATGTACGTTGCAGATATTAAATTTTACTTTATTCTTCTTTGTAGACATTTCCTACTCCCTCCATCTCAAAAGAGTACAGAACCTCGTACAGCTTTTCACTGTCAATCCAAGTTTCCGTCTTATTATAGAAAATCCCCGCCGCATCAAGCGCATCCTCTATTTTCTGCTCCGAAGCAAGGGCTTTAAAATCCGTGTACAGTTCCACCCGCACCTCGCTGATCCGGTAATAGACCTTCCCGTCCGCTGAAAAGTTATCGCTCCCCGACAATAGGTAACAGACAAAGGGCGGATCCGGCGCTTCCCCTTCCGCGAAATGGTCATAAGCATAGGGGAATCCGGCGCTTTTCAAAATATCCAAAAGTTTATCCATCCCTCAGGCTCCTTTCGATCTCTTCCTCCAGCTGCCGGATCCCCTTTTCCTCCGCCGGAGCGATATGGGCTTTGCCCTCCACTCGGCCGCCGTTCCGCTTCGCGTGGCCGTACTCCAGCAGATGGGCCAGCTGATAGCGGTTTTTGGAATGAACCGTCAGCGTCAGGCTGCTGGATGTCTCTTTTGTCTTCTTCACCGCCCAGCTTTTGGCGTACTCCCCGGTATCCTTCGGGGCATTGGCACGGATCTCCTTTTTTACCGTCTCCCCGGCATCCCTGACCGCCTGCTTTACATCCTCGGCAGCCAGATCCGCGTATTCCTCCAAAGTCTCCATAACAGCGTCCGCCAGATCCCCGATCTGCACGGTCTGTCCCATGGTCACCGCCTCGCTTTCTCACACCGGAACTTCAGCGTTTTCTTCTTATAGTTCATATGATCCACGGCCACGATGTTATAAATCTCCCCGCCGAACAGAATGCGGAACCCGTCCGCCGTCACCTCCGCCGCCCGTTTGCAGAAACGGACGGTAAAAGCAATGTCAGAATCCGTAACTGTCAATCCGGCCGCTGTCTTTTCCTGCCCGCCCTCCCCGCTGACCGTGGCATGGCAGGTATAATAATCCTCCCAGACATTCCTGCGGTTTCCGATATCATCCGAAACCACGGAGTTTTTCTGGAAGGTCACTTTTACATTCAGAAGATCGATCTCCATTAGAACGCCTCCTTCCGGCTGCCGAAGAGCAGGGCACGGAGCGTCAGGTTCAGGGCATGGTGGTCGGCTTCCTCCCGGTGTTCATTCAGATAGGCCACAGTATACATCACCGCCGTTTTTCCATTCTCCGCTTCCTACAGGCCGCTTTCCTCATCTGTCCGCAGGATGTCCATGCACATCCGCTCCGCAGATGCCAAAAGCGTGGTGATCAGCCCATCGTCCTCATCGTCATCTACCCGAAGATAATTCTTCATTTCTTCCAGCGTCACCAGCATCCCGCCTGCCCTCCTTCCTTACCAGCGGCGCCCCATGTCCGGGGACACCGCCCGATTTTTTACATCCAACACATCAGGCGCTGGCCTTCTGCGCCAGCACCTTCACCGCCTCGGACAGCACCAGCTTCCCGTCCACCCTCTGGGAGCCAAGGAAGCCCACCTGGCCGTTGGCGGCATACAGTTCGTTCAGCCGCTTGAAGGAACGCCCCTGCCGGTCCGCAATCCAGTAATAGCTGAAATCGCCGAAGGCAATGGTCTTCGCCCCCGCCGCGATCACCGGCATATATGCGGAGGTCTTCACCGGCCTGCCAAGCAGGGTATCCGGCGTACCGGCCATCAGGGACGGCTGCCACAGGTACTGCCCGGTGGAATCCTTCAGCTTGCGCACCGCCTTGATGGTAGAATCGTTCAGCACCCACACGGCTTTCTTCCGGTAAGGGGATTTCAGGGAATAGAACAGGTCCATCAGTTCATCCGCCGTAATGGCTGTAGAGGAAGCCGCCGTCACCCCGGTCTCTGCCCCGCCGGTGGCTGCCAGCACACCCAAAGGCTTCCCGGAGCCGTCCCCGGTAAAGAAGGCCTCTTCCTCCTTCGCCCCGATCCGGCGGGCAAATTCCTTCGCGATATAGGATTCCAGGTCAAAGACGCTGTCATTGAGAAGTTCCTCGGATACCTTGATCATGGTACCTACCTTATAAGCCCCGATGGATACCTGCCCGAAGGAATCATCGCTCTCCGTGTACGCCCCTTCCTCATCGATCCAGGAGGCCGTCCCTTTTGTCGCCACCACCGGGATCTTCCGGTCGCCGCTGGAAGT